GGGCCTGTCGCCATACGCGACGCAGAACGAGTTGCTCAGTGAGGCAATCGACGCAGCCGCAGGCAACCCGCGCGAGCGGTTCCAGCAGAACGAGGCGATGCGCTTCGGCGACCTGCTGGAGCCAACGATCTTGGCTGAGGCGGTCTATCGCCTCGACCTTGACCACGCCAACGCCAACATCACCGAGGCGGTGTTCCACCCGGACCTGCCTATGGCCTGCTCGCTCGACGGGCGCGCCGACGGCAACATCGTCTGGGAACACGACCCGGCGCACGGCATCTATGTGCCGCAGGGCGGCGTCGTCGACACGCACGGGCCCGGCGTGCTGGAGGCGAAGAACACACAATCGGCCCCAGAGAGCGCACCAGCGCCCTACCGTGGCCCGTGGCAGTTACAGGCCCAGATGATGTGTACTGGCTATGCGTGGGGCGCTGTGTGCGTCCTGTATCGCGGTTCTGAGTTGCGCCTGTTCCTGTACCGCGCCGACGAGCAGATGCAGTCGCAGATTGCGGACGCGGTGCATGACTTCGAGCGGCGCAAGCGTGACATCGACTGGTATCCGCCCGCGTCGTCAGACGACGCCAACGTGGCGTGGGACCGTGTCGATGACGGCGCACCGCCGCTGGACCTGAACGGCACGCCTGACGCGGACCACTGGACGCAGGTGCTGCTGGACCGGCGCGACGAGAAGCGTGCGCTGGAGGCTGAGATCGACGAGGCGGAGACGATGCTCAAAGAGATGCTCGGCAATCACGAGGAGGGGCGCGTCGAGGCTGACGGCTCAACCTACTACGTCAAGTGGCCGATGCGTCAGTACAAGGCGCAGCCCGCCAAGACGACAGAAGCAAAACCGGCGCGGTCGATCCGTGCCAAGACCCTGACCATCAAGGAGGTATAGATGAAATCCCTGACCCCGAAGCAGCACACGGTGCTGACGATGATTGACCGGCACATCCGCCGGTACGGCTACGCGCCGTCAGTGCGTGAGGTGGCGGCAGCCACCGGCACATCACACGGTGCGGCGCACACAATGATGCAGCGGCTTGAGGGTCGCGGCAGACTGAGGCGCGGAAAGGGCGAGACACGCTCAATCGAAGTGCTGTAAAAAAAAATAAAAAAACGACACGGGCGGTATTGATATTACGTTGATACCGCCTTATCTTGTTTATGTAGACAGAACGTAGACAGTGACTAGGGAGATAGAGATGACCGCAATCATGAACGCAGAGGCTTGGCTCAAGGGGCGCGACGCCTCAATCAAGGCGAACGCAACTCGTGGTCGCAACGAGCGTTGGATCGCTGCGGACGAGAGCCGCCGCGAGGTTGAAGACTTTCTTTTCCACTGGCACAACTCTGACGGCTTTCTCGGCGCAATGAGCGACGTGATGATGGAGTGGGGCCACCTCACCGAGAAGCAGGAAGCTGCTGTTCGCAAAATTATGGCAGACCGCAAAGAGCGCGAAGCAAAGCGCGCCGCCGAGCGCGAGGCCGAGCGCGCTTCTGCTGCCGACTGTCCAGAGGGTCGCGTCGTCCTGACCGGCGTCGTCATCTCAACCGACCTGCGCGAGAACGCCTTCGGCACGACTTGGAAGATGCTGTTCAAGTCTGACGACGGCTTCAAGCTGTGGGGTACGATCCCGACTGCCCTGTTCGGCTGGGACGAAGAGGCAGGCCATCCGCATGTCCGCGCCAAGGACATGCCGGGCAAGCGCGTCACATTCACCGCAACCGTCACGCAGAGCGCTGACGACGAGAAGTTCGGGTTCTTCAAGCGCCCGACAAAAGCAGAGTGGGTGGCCTAACGCCACCCCTCACCATCATCGAAGGGAGACAGACGATGACTTACTGTGAAGTTAGATTTTTCAAGAAGGACGGTTCCTGCCAGCGGGTTAAGGAATTCGACAATGGGATCGACGCGATGGCCTGCTATGACCGTGCCGTCGAGCAGTCCAAGGCGCTCCACGATCTCGACTACAGCGAGGTTGCCGTCGGCCCCGAAGACATCCTGTACTATCAAATACAGGTTGTCGCTCGCGACGAGCATATGACGTGGCTCGTGGAGCAAGCTAACTGGGTGGCGGCCTAACCCCACCCCTCACCATCATCGAAGGGAGACACACGATGAAAATCACCAAGAATAATGACCGGCTCAAGGTCGCTAACTACCTCAAGGATCAGGCCCGCCAGCTTGAGAACATCTCGGAGGCGCTTATGGACCTTGCCGTGGACAACCGAAGTTACGCGATGGAATTTTACGAGGCGGCGCTTCTGGCAAAGCGATCAGCCGACGCGACCAATAAGCAGGTTGACCGCCTGCACCAAAAATGGCTGGACGTAGAGCATAGCTATGATTAGCGCCGCCTGCCCGGAGTGCGGCGGCAGAGGTGTCGCCGTGTATGAAGTCGGCGTCGCGGCACCAATGGCGTGGCGCGGCGGTGAGATCGAAGACCGCGAGATGGAGTGCGAACTGTGCGGCGGCTCAGGTGATGTTGACGAGGAGACCGCCGAGCGTTACGATCCTTAGTATTCCTCCCTAGAGAACTGGCCCCGCTTCGGCGGGGTCTTTTTTTATTTGGTGTCGGTCTTTTTCATCTTGTCATATGACCGCATTCCAGAGATGCCGAGCATACCAAAAAGCAATGGCATCATAACGGACATATCAGCCTGCGGGATAACGACGCCAAAGCCAGCGGCGATAGGGCTGACCATATAGTTAATGCCCAGAGACAGGCCGCAAATCCAGCCAATGAGCGGACGCCACGACGCCTGAAACCAGTTGCCCTTCGCGTCGGCCTTCAGCACCTCAATCTGCGCCAGTATCTGCTCCTGCGCGTGACGCTCCGCCATCGTCGCAAGATCGTGCGCCAGCTTGGCGCGTTGGTCCTTGTCCTCAATAAACTTGTCGAGGATGCCCGACACTGCGGGTATCAATGCCTGTATCATTCCATCACCTCAAATTTCATATCCGTTGCAAAACAAAGCATGTCCTTGTTCACGGGCATGCGCTCTTCCCAGTTGATGTACGTCCCGGCGACGTGGCACTCAGCCATCGTCTCATGCGCCGACAGGACGTGCGACGTGATCTGCCCGTCCGCCTCCATAATCAACATCAGCAGTAGCCACTTCATTTGCTTTCGTGTCCCATCCAGATCGCGAACGCGCCAGTGGCGGCCCCGACGATGGTTGAGACGAAAGCGGTCTGCTGCGTTGTCGCCTCGACGCCCAGCCCCATAAACCAGTCGCACACATTCCACGCCATCAGCGTGAACGCCAGCATCATAAAGCGCGGGATGATCTTGTACTCAAGCAGCGTCTTACTCATTGCGATTTTTCCTCGCCTGTTCCTCTGTGGTGCGGTTGTGCATATCCCACAAGATCACATCCACTCCCCGCTGATCATCATCGCGGCCATATCATCGGCGCGCTTTCCGACTTGCGCCGCCCAGCGGCTGTCGAGCATCTGCGACGCAGCTTCGCCGTAATCACCCGCCTCAATCGCCGCCTGAGCCTTCTTGAAGCCGTCCCAGCGTGGCTTGCCTAGATTGAACAGCATCGACACGACAACGGCCTTGCGCGGCTCTGAGAGGCCAGCAAACCACGGGTATGTCTCTGCCTCTGCCTGACAGCGCTTGAGATCGTTCGCCAGCAGATAGTCGATCTCGTCATCGGACAGTCCGCCGCCCAGTTCCTCGTCGATCAGGCGACCCACGCCGATGGTGAGATACCCGCGGCTGTCCTTGTAGGCGTGCGCCACCACACCCTCGTGGTGCTTGATCATCTCAATCAATTTATCCATTTCTCGTCTCCATAACGATTGCCACGGCGCGCTGCCAACTGTCCTCTTCGAGGTCAGGCCGGGCGTAAAACTCCGGGCTGCGCCGCTCTGATAACTTATTTATGCCACACGCCGCAGAAAAAAACACGCGCCGCTGATCAATGGCGACGCGGGCGAGGATATCATACACACGCTGATCGGGTCTGGTCTTCTTATCGCGGCCCGATCCAAGCTGGTGGTGGTAGGTCAGCGCGCCGCGATCTCGCTGCTTCCGCAGCCGGGCGCTTTTCACTTGCACCCGCATGAAGTCGTTGTCATGCCACGCGACCACATCGATCCCGTCCATCGGCGCATGCCCCGCCTTCCATCCCAGATCAAGTATTGCGGCGAGCGTTATGTACTCGCCTTGCAGCCCTGTCGTTGTGGCGGATGGTGGCACGTTACTGATTTTTGAGGAACGTCACAAAAAAGTAGAGAGCGCCAGCGCCGACGATCAGGATCGCTGGCAGCACAGTCCACAGAATGATTGCGTCGCGCACTTTGGCGCGGCGCTCCAGTTCGTCTTTTTGTATCTGACGCTGGTGTGCGATCTCAGCTTGCAGGCGCTCCCACGCGCCGGGCTTGCCGTACAGTTGAAAGATCGAACGCATTTCCTTACGCAGATTATCAAGTTCCTCTTTACGGAAAAACTCATCGATGCCTGATTGCTCTGCGCCGCTCATCTTGCTGAACAGGCTTTTCTTCTTCCGCGCCGCGCCGAAGTTTAGTTCCGCCTCAGCCTTCGCATAGCGCGAGATCGGGCCCGAAAGTGACGACAGGTCCTTGCCCGCCTTGATCGACCCACTGATGGCCCCTGCGGCGCTGCTGATCATACTAAAAGCTGAGATCGGATCGATCATTACCGC